GAACCAACCCAATCGCTATAATCGTCGCCCAACACGCCGGTATAGCTCAGTTGGTAGAGCAACTGACTTGTAATCAGTAGGTCCCGGGTTCGACTCCTGGTGCCGGCACCATATAAAACAAAGGCTTGCAGCGATGCAGGCCTTTTTTTTGTCCGTGCACGTAACAACGCACGTAACAAGCGCTTTACCTAATCGCTGTCTAACATCGTAGGGATACGCCCATGGCATGGTTTGAGAGCACTCTAAGCTTCCTATCACCTGGTTGGGTTGGTTCATTGATTGGGCTGGCTGGCTTGCTTAGTGCTGTGATCGTCTATTTGCTCACACGAAAGCGCACGAGCTTGAGCTTTGCGTATCTCGGAGAGCACCTACTGGGCAGCGAGTCCGACACCCTCCCTGCAGGGATAAGCGTGCAGTACCAGGGAGCGGATATTCCTCGACTGACTCGATCTGTCATCGTCCTCTGGAACAGTGGCGAGAACACGATCATGGGCTCCGACCTGGTGGATATCGACCCACTTCGTTTCCGTGTCGGGACAGATGGCGAACTGTTGTCTGTGTCAATCTTGAAGGCTAGCCGCTCGGTGAACGACTTCAAAATCAGACATCGCTCCGCACACGCGCCAAACGAAGCAATCGTGGAATTCAATTACTTCGACTCAGGGGACGGCGTAGTCGTCGAGATCCTTCACACCAGTGCAAGCCGTCAGCCCGATATCAAAGGAACACTTCGAGGTCTACCGAAAGGCTTGAATTCTGTAGGCCGAATGAGCCGATCACCTAGCTTCTTCAAACGAACTGGGTCAGGTCGTGTGTTCTCGATTTTCGCTCCCATCCTAGGTGCCGCCTGGATGCCAATCATCGTCGGCGGTGCGTTCATACTGACCGGTTTGTTCGGAAGCCCTGAAACCCTCAACGCTGTAATGATGTTCAACCTCGAGAAACCGAGCTCTGTCGTGATGGCAATGGGAGCACTTTACGTAGGCGTGGGGTTGGTTTGTCTGTATGTGTTTCGACGCAAGCACCCCAAGAGCCTCCATGTCGAAGCACTCGAGTGATTTTTGTCCAGCAGTCGGCGTGGCTCCCTTTGCGACTGTTGCCATGACCGCCTGCCTGGCAATCCCATTCTCAGTAGCGACCGATGAGTAACAGTATCGGGTGTGATAGACCGATTTTTTCGTGCCCTTAGCTGTGCGTACACATAATACGAAACGCCCTTACACGAAGCGCCGAAAAATTTAGGTTGACCCCTAAAAAGCATGTCAGTTTTGTCAGATTATTATTCTAACTACTGTCTAATCCTTCTAATTCAAGCCTCTCCGCCGTTTTGGTTAATGTCAGAAAGGTGTCAGGGACCCGTCAAAACCTGACAAAACCTGACAAAACAGCAGTGTCAGATTCACTATTTCTAAGCTACTGATTTATAAGTATTTTTTATTTCAGATGGTAAAGCTGACACAAACATCCAACCTCGGTGTCAGATCATAAACCCAGTAAACACGCTGCCTCCAGAGCATTTGCTGACAGACATCCATGATCTGACAGGGATTTAGGGGTCAGCCTGAAAAAACCTTAATGAGGCATCTCGAAGCTATCCTTCAAAATGCCCCCGACGCGCACTGATCGAGGAGTATAAGCATGCGTAAGACAGCATCCCGAGCAGCAGTACCCATCATCGAAACCATCAAGAACGGCGCGGCTTGGGAGGTGCATTGGGATTACCAGGAAGCACCCGAAAGTTCGATTCTGTTCCAACGCCGTGAATACCTACGTGGTTACATCGACGGCACCATGGATGACATAGGAGTTCATCCCGACAATGTGTGCTGTGCCAGCGGTCTTACCGGGGCCGTAAAAAAGCTGACCGAAGATCAGGCTGTGAGGTTGCGTGATGCTCTGAACCGCGTGCTGATCCCGATCGTGACCAAAGAATTCACGCGCCTTCAGAACATGAACAACCTGCCTCACCTACGAATGGTTGACGCTGAGGAGGCGTGAAACCCTCTGAAACGTCGTAACTCTCCTGTAACCCTTGCCGCGTATGGGCCTTAGGGGAATTCACACCTCCCCCGCATGCGGGCAATTGCCAGCCGAAAAAGATCGTGTGCGTTTTGGAAAACACACCGAATCCCATGTTTTCGAAGTTTTAGTCCAATGAAACCGGGCACTCCTGCTATACCCCCTCCGTGACCGCTCGATGCATCGCTGTGCAACCGCGCTGCATTTCCTTTCAAAACTTTGCACTCTGTGAAATTGCCGATCGCCTGTAGAGCCCCACGACCCGCCTGGGCTGCAGACTCGTTTGCACTACATCCGAATTTGCACAAAAAAAGGACGCAAAGCCCGTCGGCGGGAGGGGGATAAGTGCTTTTTCAGACGTTTTTTTCTTCGCACGACGGATTTCTCTAGCATCTGCTCTTGCATGGCTCTGATCTTCGTTTCATCGGACTTTCATTGCCTGGCACGTCCAATCGATATACTGTTTATTCATACAGTATTTTTAAATTGATTAAGGGTGAGCGATGCGCACGGGGCAATTGGAAACTTCGGGTGATAGGACCAGAGCGATCGCGCAGTGGGAATTACTCCTGCGGGATGAAGCCACGCTGCTCGAAAACCCTGGACGTCACCACAAAACACTTCTCATTGAGGCTCACACCCTGCACCGCCTTCAGGTGATAAACCGTGATGATCTTAACGATCTCCTGGAGCAAGCCGACGGCGCTCTGGCCTATGCAGTGGAAGCACTGATTGATTGTCATAATGGTGATCAGGCGGGTTAGCACATGCATATGCTCATTACCCCTATGAGACGCCAAGGCGTTGCGCTGACGCCCCAAGAGCGGCGGCGCTATCCGGCGATACGGGGCAATGTGATGGTGAATTCAGAAAACAACGCCGAACTCGGTCGGAGCGCCAATGTGGCTCGGGTGGACGTGGGGATGCCTCTTGATCCGGCCCCGTTACCACGGCTACTAGACGCAACACTGGCGGGGATGGCTGTGACAGGTTTTGTCTTGAGCGGAATTGAGTACATCGATGGTTGCGCATACGCGCAATCCTGGTGGTGCCGACTGGAGTAGATGAGCATCTGAAGTCGGAAACGAAAGCAGGGGCCGAAGCCCCTGCAGTTTTAGCGGAAGATTTGCTGAAGAGTTCGCAGCAATTTAAGAGATAAATAAAGAGCCTCAAAAAACCGGATCATTTCTTCTGGATAAAATTTGTAGAGAAAACCATTCATATTTCTTTACCTCGAAGTTTAGCGGAAAAAGCATGATTGAATTTATGCTGCAAAATTCCCGCTCAAACGAAGCATTTGAAAACTGCAAACTCCGCGACTTTTAACGTTGAAACTAGCGGATCAATTAGTGACGATTTTAGTATGCTCACTATAGCTGTGCAGTTGACGGCTCCGTCACTTAGCCCTACCCTTTGAGGTGTGAGATTCAAAAGAAGTAAAGCGTTGAGCGGTACGTGCAATCTACCATCAGGGTTTTCGAAACGAAACCATCTGATGGTGTCCGCCAGAAGCCTGCCACTGTGCAGGCTTCGCCGTTTTCGGGCCCGGCTCATCGGTACTGTGAAGAGGTCACTGGCGTTGACACCAATGTTTACGCGGGCTGCTTCGAAAAACTCTTTAGCAGGGTGCTAAACATTTTGTACGGGGATAGTTCTTATTGACGGAACCGTCACAATCAGTATTTCCGACAGACGGTCAAAGCTAACTTTTGATAGCAAAAAAATAACAACTGATAACGCCTGATAACGCCTGATAACGCCTGATAACGATCGGCTTGAACTATAGGCCAGCAAAAAAAACCCTCTCTGCACTCTATATAGTGAGAAGACGTATTCAATGTTTATAGAGTAATTGGTTTCAACTTCGCTGCTAACGTCAAAGCTTGTGCAGCCTTCGCCGTGAATGCCGCCGCATCGGTCGGGCTCGGCATCGGTCCTGGTAAATGCGTGTGAGCGGCCAACTGCGCGTTCATCTGCTGCAGCAGGTCGAGCATGTCGCACACCACCTGGAACAGATTCACGCTACCGGAACCGATCCAGTTCTTCGGCGCCTGCAGTTGCTGGCTGATTACGGCCACACTTTTGCGCAAGCCCTGAATCTTCTCCTGCATGTCGCCACCCACCGTGGCGTTGTGCTTCTGCCCCACCACCAGGTTCAGATCACGGCCGGTCGCCTGGTGCAGGTCGTCCACGGCCGCCAGGCTTGCGGATCCGCCCGACAGCAATTTGAGCGCGCCCAGCGCCTCGATCTTCTTGATGCCACCCACTGACTCGGTCGAATGATCGTCCACCGTCCTGGTGTGATTCTGGAAGCTCTCGGTGTTGTCCAGGGCTTCCACTTCACGCTCGATCGCCTTGTCCTGGATCTTGCCATCGGTCTGGCGCAGCCAGTTGCCGTCGGCATCGACGCGCTGCTGGCAGGCCTCGCTGTGCTGCCACACCTGGTCACCCTTCGGCACCCGGGGCAGACTCAGACCGTGCGGCAGGATCTGCGTGATGAAAGGCTTGTGCGGCAGTCCATAGGCGAAGCTGACCACCACGGTGGTGCCCTCCTCCGGAAAGCCGAACATGCCGGCTTCTTGCCCCCCCATGGGTGCCGGCAACGGCAGACTGGTGAGGATCGGCAGATCCGGGTCTGGCTCGCCATCGGGCAGCAGCACTTCGACGTCGACGCCAAAACGCGGCCGGAAATCGTCACACAGACCAGATGCGGCCGGCGCATCAGGGACGGCCACTACGCGGCCAAAGCGCGGCAGGTGGTAACCGCCACTCAGTTCAGGGAATTGCCGATCTACTGCACGGCGAATTGCGTCTTCCATCGGATGGCCATCTGGTTGCCGGCGAGCGTCACGGACGTGATCCGATCGCCTTGGTTAATTGATGCACCTGGGCGCAACCCGGGAAGGGCTGCGACCATCGCGCTTTGATTGCTCTGGTAGCCGTCGAACAGTTCGACCGGCAATTGCAGCGGTTCGCGGGTACCAAAGAAGCTGTCGGCCCAACTGCCCACAAACACCTCGCCGTCGCCCTGCTGCTGCCAGATAAAGTCCGGAATGCTGAACACGGTGGCCAGGCTGTCCATCGCCAGGTAGCCGGCGGCCAAGCTGTAGAAGAACGGCGCCTTGACCTTCGCGTAGGGCTTGTCCGGCACCCGGAAACGCAGGCCGGTTTTGGTGCTGACCTCGGCCAACACCGCCTGCAGGTCGACATGGCGCAGATTCAGCGACAAGGGGTTGGCCAGGATCGCGGCCAGCTCACGACAGAACAGCACCTGCTCCATGCTCGAGGACGTGGTCGAGCGCTCGACGTAGCCGATGAAGTGGCGCTGCAGCGGGCTGTCGTTGTAGCCGACATCCAGCATCACCAGGCCTTTCACAGCTGCGCCGGCCTGAATGGTGAACGTCGCCCGACCAGGGCTTTTCAGATCAAGCCGAACGTCGTCGTTAACCAGCGGGTAGGCGGTGCCATTAATGGTCAGCACCTTGTGCAGTTTCATGCTCATTTGGTCGCCCCGCCCAGGTAATTGTCGAGTTTCTTCAACGTGGCTTCAAAGCCCGACAGCTCTTCACCCTTGCCCTTGCCATCCGCGCCGACGCCCTCACCGGCTACGGCTTGCCCCGGGGCGGATTGCTTGGCCACGCCATTGCCGGCGCGACGGCTTTCAACCCGCTCGGGGTTGGAGAGCTTTTCAGACAAGGTGAACTGGACCAGCCAGGCCGCCAGTGAATCGTCCTCTCGGGCGCTGACGCCGTCCGAGAACTCGACCTCGCGAATACCGAACGCGGCGGCGGTGTCGTTGACGATGCGGTACTTCTTGAGCTGGCCACCGCTGACCGTGGATTCGGCCAGGCGCATCAGCGTGCGCAGCTGATCCTTGTCCACGAAGGGAATCATCAGCGTCACCGCCAGGGTCTTGGGCTTAAAGCCCTTGTGCCCCTTGTCGGTGCTGCTGGTCTGCCCCGACATGTCGTCGGCTTCGATGCGCAGGACTGCCGTGACCTTCATTTTCTTGCCGAGGATCTGTTCGCCATCGAGTAATAGGGTCATAGGCCGATCAGCTCACGCACAAAACTCAGCCCTTCCAGCGAGCCGACCAGCAGCACGCCGGCCGACAGCACCCATTCATGGCCCGGGGCTTCGCCCTCGAGCAGCGATCGGCGCAGCTCGTTGTTGTCCCCGGGACCGATCAGGCGAGCCCGCATGTTGATATCAGGGTTTCCCCCAGCCAGCAGACCTTTCAGGTCGGCCAACTGTTGATCGCGGCCTTGCTGCTGGGACGCCTTGCGCATAGCCAGCGCGGCCAAATCGCCCATCGGTGAGCTGTCGGCCGCGTAGCTCTCCAGCACCGCCAGTTGGCCGGCCATCGATTGCTTGGCCGCCTTGACCAGAGTGCAGCGCTCCAGCGGCAGCGACTGCCAGCGCGGCAATGGACCCGCGCTGGGGATCTCCCACTTTTCCGTTTCCAGCGTCGATAGGTGCCCGGCACGACGCTCTGTGCGCACCAGGTCAGGAATCGGCAGCAACGCATTGAAGCGCGACAAGGTGCTGGCCAACTGGTCGTAGTTCGTGCCCAGGAACAACAGCGACAGCGCGTACTGCAGCCCGGTCGGGCGTCCGCTGTCGGTGCCGTCGATCAGTTTGCTCGCCAGCTGCTGCAGCAGGTTCGGTGCCGACAGGAAACGTTGGTTGCCGCGCCCCTGGCCGACACCACTCTGAAACGGTGTCACCACCAGGCACGCCGGCGCCTCGCCCATTTGTTCAGCCATCGCCGCACGGCCGTTGGCGATCGCGTCCTTTGCCGCGCCACCGACCGGCCCCGGGTTGGTACTGGCCAGCCCATCGAGGCTGGCCAGACGTAGCGCAGTACTGGCCAGCTCACCGCCGGCCAGATCCTTGGCCGCGCCCAACCCATCCATCCATTGCGTGGCTTGTTCCGGCCAGCGCATCGTCACCGGTGGCCAGTTCATAATTGGGCGGGCTCCCAGGTCACAGCCTCGAGCGCATCGACGTCGCCCCGCTCCAATGCCAGGTCGAGCACTTGTTTCAGCTGCAGCGCTTTCTGCAGCAGCTGCAGCTTGTACAGGGTGAAGTCATCACCGACCTGGCGCACCTGGGCAAACGTGTGAGGCCGGTATTCTTTCAGCCCTTGCTCGTCGCGACAGGCATAGAGGGTGTCAAAGCCACGCAAAATCACCCCGGTCAGGTTCAACTGATCATCCATCTGGCTGCTGTAGGTGTGAGGTCCACCCAAGGCAGCCGACGAGAATCCACCGACGATGGCGGCCTCACAGGCGCGATTCACCTCGCTGGTTTTCACCTGGTGAACTTGCACGGCGTCTTTCACCCATGCCCCGGCACGCCAGTGATACAGCACAGAGGGGCGTGGCTCTTTGGTCAAGCCTTCGGGCAGTGGGCCCAGCTCCAGGTGTTCATCTTCAGCGCCTGTTTCAGTGCTGAACACAGCGCCGCGGTTGTCTGCCACCTGCTGCGGTTTTTCCTCGACCAGCACCCATACGTGGCCAGCCTCTGGTTGGGCCAGAAGTTTTTCCATCTGGATGGCATTGCCCGGCAGCTGTAGCTGTTGCCCAACACCCGGGATCGCTGGCACCTCAAACGGCCCTGTCAGAATGCCGCACGGGTCAAAAAAATAGATAAACATAGAAGCCCCTTAAATGAGTTTGATCCGGCCCGGATAGGCGATCGATCGAGGACGAGATTCCGATCCACCGCTATATGACGTGGTGCCGCCAACCCACAGCGAGTAGTTGTTGGAGCCGCCGCCCATCATCTGGGTGCCGAAGCCTCCTGCACCAGGTGTGTAGTGAAAGTGTTCCAGGTTCTGAGAGACCTTCCAGCTACCCGCCGCGCGACCCGGATCGACTAAGCGAGCCTCATCAAGAACTCGCAAGAACTCGCCTCGACCCTCCGGCCCCCGGAACGTCAACACCCCATCGCCACTGGTCCACCCGCCTTCCATCCCAACGCGAGCCGCTTCAGTGGTCAGCATTGAAGACTGCTGTGCGTGATCCCATAACCACGGCCAGTCGGCCCGGTTGAACACGGCACTGTTGAGGGCGCCGTATCCGCCTGGCTGGAGAAGCGTGGTGGTTTCAAACACCGGCCGCCCCAGTGGCGTGGTGTCGAACCGTCCCACCGGCCACCAGTTGCCGGCGCCGTCACTGCGCAAATGCCACCAGTCGCCCGAGCCCACTAGGGGCAGGAAGCTGTAACCGGCGGCGCGCAAATGGGTGTGGAACTTGATCTTGTCCGCGCCGCTGGTTTTCACCAGCAGGAGGTTGATGCTGTTGTCCGCACGCCGAATGATGAAGTCGATCACCCCCAACGCCGCATTCGCCGGGGGCAAGAACACGTTGCGGTTGCCGGAGGCAGCATCGACCACGACCAATCCCCGATTGGCAGCCGTGAGCGATTGATCCGCTGCCACGCTGGAGATCTGCACGCAGATCGATTTCCACAGATCCGCCACCGCCTTGGACGTCGCCAAGCTCTCACTGTCGGCGAGCACCAGGCTGTCGCTTTTGGCGTTGGGGAGGTTGCCCAGCTTCACGTCTTCCTTGGTGGTGGCCCGAGCGCGCAGGTGTTCGTAATCGCCGGTGCGGGCCGCGAAGTGCGTGACCAGCGGGCCATCGATCAGCTCGACGCTGCGACGATCAGTAATAGTGGCGGCATTCGGTAGATCAGCGATGGCCACGCAGTAGTGGCGCACACCGGCGCTGTCGGTGTAGTCCGGGCGATCGGCGGCAAACACTACGTCCCAGCTGGCCACCACATCACTCAGCTCGCGCTGCAGGGCCACATCCAGCCACGCTGTGGCGGGGAATGCTGGCGGCACTACTGCGAGTGCAGCAGAGCGCACCAGACGAATACCTTCGATGTAAGCGCTTCCGGGCTTGAGCTGATACGTACTGCCGACTTTCTCCAACTGCAGCGAAGGGCCAAAGAAACAGGCTCGGCCGAAGATGTCGCGATTGCTCAGGCGCTCGCGCTCATCGATCCCGGCCAGGCGCACGGTAAAGTCATGCTGCCAGGTGCTGGCATCAATGCTGATTCCGGTCAGCGCTTGGGCCCCGTCGAAGGCCACCAGGAAGTTGCGGGTCACGTTGTTGCCGATCTGCAGCGGCGGAATGTTGCGGCGCTTCTGCTGCAGGGCGACATAGGCCACCGCAAACAGCTCACCGTCAGCCGCCTCGAGGCCGATCCAGTTGAAATCCCAATCGCCGACGTCGGAGCCGATCTGCGCGCTGTACACCACCTGGTTGGGATTGACGTAGCCGGCATTGCCGTCAGGAATGTCGTAGACGTGGACGATCTGCCCTGCAGCTGGTTTCGGCGCGGCGCGATCCACTGGACCGCTGGGGTCAAGGCCGGGGACATTGGCAAAGATGAAGCGCGCCACGTTGAGCCCCTGGTGGGCGGCTTGTTTTTGCGCGATCAGGTTTTCACCCGCAAGGGTAATGCTGGCTCCCATTGGGGGGCTCCTACAGGCTGGCAACCAGCGTTTGCTGGTCGTCGTTGAAGTCGACCACGGCGACACGCAAGGTCACTGGGGTAAGGGTCACGAAGTCATAGCGGCGGCAGGTGCGGCCGTATTGTTGGATCAGTACACGCAGCAGCTCGGGGTTCTTCGACAGTTGGGAGTCAGAGAAACGCAGCAGCACTACGTCCCAATCCCGATCGGGCATGCGTTCCTCGATCTCGACGTAACCGACCCCCAGTCGCTGCAGGATGCGTTTCATGCCGGCAGTGCTGCCGGCGTCCACTGCGTTGATGAAGGCGAACTTCACGCGCAGGCGGTAAAGGGCCTCCGGCTCGCCCTTGAAGCGAGTGATGTCGCGCTGCCAGGCCAGCAGGTCGAGCATGACTAGGTGGCAGGTATCGGCGTCGAGCTGCAGCAGCGGCCAGCGCAACCACCCCTCGACTTTTTCCCACCAGCTCTGGGCAGCGTCCTTGAGCTTGGTCAGCTCGGTACCGGCCAGCCAGAACTTCAGATCGAGCTTAATCATTGATCAGCATCTCCAGACTCTGGATCCGGGGGATGTTGAGCTCCGAGAGGATGTCGTCATTCTCGAAGTGCAACGACTCGATGCCCGGGAATTGCTGGTGCAGCTCTTCGCCCAGGCGACTGAAGGAAAACCGCGACTGTGGATAAGTCAGCGTCGGCTGATAGTCGCTGGTGGTGCTCTCACGAAAGGCGGCACGGATGAACAATGCGGTTTCGTCCAGCAAGGTTTGGCGCTGGACTTCGGTCAAGGTCGAGCGCAGCCAGAGCGTCACGCTCAGCGCGTGCAGGGTTTCGGGCATCACCATCACCAGCAGGTCGTCGCCGTGGCCATGGTTGCCCAGGTCGCGAATGTGCGCGTTGATCTGCTCCAGGTAAGTCGCCGCCGGCACGTCCGCATCGAACAGCACAAAGGCGTTGGCACTGCCTGGCCCGCGTGGGGCGCCGTGTTCGAAATACACGCCGTCCGGACGCACACCCGGGAAGGCGGAAATCATCGCCCGATACACCGCGTCGGTGTGCCATTGGTTGACCGCCGAGAACTGATTGCGCACACGCAGACGCAGCTCGTCGTTGGGTTCAGGATCGGCGCCGGGGCTCGACAACCAGCCCTCGGCATTCGCTACCTGGGCGATGCCGGCGATCGGCACCGGCAAAATCGCGTAATACCCTGGCGCCAGGTTGAAGCCGCTGCCGACGTCCACCGCTTCGACCGGAATCGGCAGCTGCATGAGGCCGTCGGTGAAGGCTCCGACCGCCGTCGTCACCAATTGATAAACATGGCCATTGATCGCGGCCGACTGCACCACCGTGCCCGCCGGGACCTCGAGGGCGCCGCCGGCGGCGACGCGGGTGAACAGCAAAAAGCCTTTGGCCTTGGTCGCGCCCTTGCGCTCGACGTTCACGCCCCAGGCCAGCATATCCAGCCAGGCGTCGACGGCGGTTTTGACGAAGAAGTTCGGCAGCACCGTTTTGATGAAAAAGTCGAGGATCCACATCACCGGCTTGGTCACCAACGCGGTAACCACGCGCCAGAACGGTGACCAGGTGCTGGTGTTGCTCAGTTTGCTGCCTTGGGCAACCACCTCCGCTTCCCAGGCTTGGCGCAGGCCTTCTTCCGTAGTCGGAATGCCGGCGTCGGTTAACGCCTGCTTGAAATCTACGTCACTCACAAAGCCACCTCAATGCTGCCGAATTTCATGGTTTTCGCCGTCACCAGGTACTGCCCGGGTTCGAGCTGGGTGATCAGCGCCGTTCCCGGTACCAGACGTTCGTCCGCCTCCACCAGCAGCTCCAGTTGTTGAATGCAGTCGCGTTGTTTCAGACTGTTGCGCTCGGCAACCAGTGTCACCAGCAGGCCGCTGTCGCGGATCATGTGCGCGATGTCCTGGGCGATGCTGGAGCGGTCATCGATCAGAAACGGCTGACGGGACGGATCGAGCACCAGGTCGTTGTCGACGATCAGCAGATCGATGTATTCGTTCATCCGCCCACCGCCATGCTCACCATGTTTTCCATTTCCAGCGGGGTCATTGGCTTGCTGGTGTGGATGTTCACGTTTTCCACGCGGTTGCCCTTGTTCTGGTTGCTGTTGTTTTGAATGCTGGTCAACAGCCCACCCGGCGGCACACCGGCGGCGCGCGTCGGTGAAAGGCTCGGGATCGCCGAGTTGATGGTCTGCTGGGCTTTTTGCGCAGAGCTCGCGGTATCGGCCGCAGTCATGGCCGCGTCGACACCCGGCACTTCCGGCATGCCGCCGAACCGCGCTTCGATGTTCACGCCGGGGATGGTGTTGATCATCTCGATCAGGCTGTTAATGGCCTTGTAGAAAACGCCGACGATGCTGGCCCACGCGCCTTTGGCCATGCCCGACCAGCCGCCCATGGAGTTGAACCAGTCGGACAATGTTTTGAACTGGTCACTGACCCACTTGAAGGCTTTGCTGTTGAGCAGTGCCGAGGTCCATTCGTCCCAGTAGTAGATGGCCACGGCGACCAGAGCGACCAGGGCGGCGATGCCCATCACCACGACGCCAATGGGGTTGGCAGTCAGGGCAAAGTTGACCAGCCAGATAGCGGCCTGCCAGGCCAACATGACGCCGCGAACGACCAACATGGCCGCACCGAACAACGTCAAGATGGACAGGTAAGCCAGGATGGCCAATTTCTGCAGCACGAACCCGGCAACGGTGCGCAGGTTCAACAGCTGCACCACCTTCCAGACCGACACCAAGCCCAGCCAGGTCATCCGACTGATGCCGATCACCATCGTCAGGGCGGACATCGCGAAGATGATCCCGAAAATGGTCAGGGTGACGATGCCGATCACCCTGGCGATGTTCGGAAACAACTGGGTCCAGCGCGTCAGCTTGGCGCCGATCGCGGCGAGTTTGTCCATCAACGGCGCCAGGATCGGGATCAGCGCCTGGCCAAAGGCAATGCGCAGGGCTTCGACTGCAGCGGAAAATTTCTGCCACGGATCCACCATCGCCTTGGCCATGTTCTCGGCATTTTCCAGACCTCGGACTTTGCCCAGCTGGTCCATCCCGTTGCGCAGGCGGTCGGTGTCTTTGGTCAGTGCGGTGATGACGCGGGCGCCTTCGCCGCCGAAGGCTTCGATCAGCTTGGCGCCGGCACTGGCACTGTTCAGATCGCCAAACTTGCCTTCCAGCTTGCCGAGGATGTCCATCATCGGCAGCAATTTGCCGTTCTGGTCGACGAACTTCATCCCCAGCTTTTCCGACGCACCGCCGATGTTTTCGAAGAACGCCTTGTAGATCCCGCCGGCGTCTCCGCCTTCCATGGTGCTGCTGAGCGATCCGATCACCGCGAATTGCTCAGCCAGGTCGACGCCAAAGGTGGTCGCGATCGAGCCGACTTCCTTGAACGCATCCTTCAGTTGGGCGCCGTCGGTGCGGAACAGCTTCACCGCCAGCGCGGTTTGGCCGCCGAGTTTTTCGACCCATTCGCCTTTGCCCATGGCATCGGCCTGGCCCTTGAACAGGTTGTACATGGTGCCCACGTAGGCGCCCATAGTTTCCGCATCGCCTTTGGTGGCCTTGGCCAGCAGGTTGCTGGTATTGGTGAACGTGGCCAGCTGGTCACCGGTGAGCCCCTTGATAGCGCCCTCGATGCTGTAGGCCGACGCAACAAAGTCCCGGGCGTTTTCCCCATAGGCCACGGAGAATTCCAGGGACTTGCGATTCAGCGCATTCAGCGCATCCTCGGCCACGCCCAGCGATTTGACCTCGCCCAGGGCGCGGTTCATCTCCAAGGCCGGCGCCAAAGACTGGGTGATCGCTACGCCAGCGCCGACCATGCCGCCCAGCCCCATGCCCATCGTCTTGATGTTCTTTTCACTCTTTTCGGCAAGGTCGGAAAAACCCATTTTCACTTTGCCCAGGGGCGCGGTGACCTTGTCGGTCAGACTCAAAATGAAGGCCAGGCGGGCAGCGCGATCAGCCATGGGTGTTTATCCGTTCAATGCATGGGCGATGCCGTTGGCAACGGCGATCTCCATGCGTTTCCAGTGGTTGTCCTCCAGCCACTTGGCAGTGCCCATCACCTCGGATGAGGGCTCTTCACCAGGTAACCAGCGATGGGCCAAGGCCAGCAACTGGCCGAGGTTGTCTTCGCTTAGGCGCTCGGCGTGGTCGAGGGCTTTTTTACGATGATTTCAACGTCTGGCCCGTACTCTTCCATCAGGGCACCAGCCATTTGCATAACCGTCACGGGGTTGCCCAACAGTGACTTCAACGTGGCGCGTTCCTCTTGCTTCACGGTGTTGACCAACAGGTTGTTGGCTGGGGCGACCTTGTTGTTCTGGGTCATGCCATTGAAGTACTTGGTCACGTCCTGGGGCGTCAGGGTGAAAGTGAATTCTTTGTCGCCGACTTCCAGGGTGATTTCGCGTGTTTCGTTCATGTTCTTTTCCGTTGTGGTGGTTGGTTAAAAAGGTGTTGCAGGCGTTGTTCCAGCCGGTCTTCCAGCTTTTCCATGGCCTTGTCGATGTGCTCGGCCCGCACGTATCGCTCGGCGACCTCGATGCGAAACTCAAGGTGCTCGCGACGGGCCGCGCTGATCTGTTTGAAGAGGTACATCTGAAAACCCACCACGCCGGTCAGGACCAGCTCGGTCAGCATCAGCAGTACGCTCACGGCCATGGCTGAAAGCTCCATTTCATGCGCTCCAGTTGCCACGGCCGCCGATCCGGACAGCGGTGTACATCAGCCAGGCCAGAGGCTTGGGCATGCCCTCCTCGAGCAGGGCGTCGTAAAAGACCTGGTCGGCCTCGGCCTTGGTGAAACGGTCGGTGGCGTTGGTGTAAATGAAGTCATGCACCACCGACGGCCGACGGGCACATTCATCGTCACGCGGAATCAGCCACCAGACCGGCCGGGGTACGCTGGCCAAGTCGGTGCGGTAGCACTGCGGCACCGTCACCCACTGGTTGTTGGTCGTCAGATACATCAGCGGCCGAACCAACTGCCATTGCTTGGTGCCCATCACGGCCTTGACGACCAGGGAGCTTCTAAAGGGCATCGACGGCGCACTCCACACGGATCTTGTTCGGTGCTGCGCTGACGTCGATCACCTCGCGAAGTGCCAGACGCAGTGGTTCCGGGGCCAAACAGTAAGCCCCAGCGATGGCCGCGACTTCCTCGCCATACGACCGGTCAAAGGCGATGGCGATGTTTTCCAGCTGGCTACCAAGCAGTGCAGCCCCCAGGGCGACCAGCGCATGAGTTTGAAAGCGGCGCATTCAGTAGCTCCAGATCGCTGGGCTGGGGAATCGGCCACCGGCCGGCGCCATGCCCAGGTGAAGGAAACGAGCGTTACCGCGTTGGCTGATCCCGAACCGGGTGAACTTCAGGTTCATGGCCAGGCGCAGGATCTCCACGGCGTCTTCGCCCCGGCAGCGCACGTCAACGGCCAGGCCGGTGCAGTGCTCACCGGATGCGGGCTTGTTCACTTCCACCGGGTGTTTCGGGCAGCGGTAGGCACTGCTCAGCGCCATCGGGCGGCCGAACTGTTGACGCAGGGTCACCAACTCGGCCATGAACGCCGAATCCATCTCGGCGCCGGTGCTCTTGCACTTACCGCATTTGCAGCGCAATTCAGCCGCGGCGAAGTACGGCCAGGTGATGTTGCTCATCGGCGTTTTCCTTGCTCTGAAAGTGACTCGCAGGGCGTGCAGCGGATGATTCCGCCTTGCGCACGGCGCTTTTCGAGGATTGGTTCTTCGCAGTCCAGGCAGTGGGTCCGGCTCGGTCCCGTTGGGCGCGGCCGGGCGAGCTGGGCCGCGATTGAACGCTCACGCTCCAACTCCTCGATCGCTTTGGCGTCGTCGAGCCAGTCACCCATCAGCGCAGACCCTCGATCTCGGTAGCGTCCAGGTACGGCACGCCGTTGATGCGAATGAAGTCCGGACTGGTGACGTCGAACGGCACCTTGTGCTTGGATTTCTCGCCGCCTTTGGGATCCACGCCCAGCAGGCTGGACACCTTCAACTTGCAACCGAAGGCCTCCACGCGAAACTCCTCATCGCCGGCAGCGGCGAAGAACACCACGTCGAAAGTTTCCATCTTGCGAAAGCTGCCAGCCGATCGGGCGGCCTCGATCAGCAAGTTGAAGTTGCTGGTGTCGAACTCCATCTCGCCGCTGGCCGAGACATCACCGTCGACGTGCCCATTGGGCACACCCTTGCTCTGTGCCACGGCAGTGTTGTCCGTGACGTCGAGCGTGCAGTTGTCGACGTGGACCTGCAGGTCGCCCAGCGTCACGTCAAAGTTCTTACCGCCAATACGTGCTGTCATCAGGGCTTACTCCAGGTCGTCGGTGGAAAGATCGAGGGCGATGTTGGCCGTCAGGTCTTTCGGGCAGTTGAGCGGCCGGATCTTGATGTAGATCTCGACCTTGGTTTTGTTGAGCCACACCAGGACGATGTCGCCGTCCCGGGGCGACTCGATCTCGCCCGGGAACACCTGACCGGCGAAGGTGGTGGACTTGGCCATCTGGCGCAGCGGCTTCATGAACGCGCTGATCGCAGTGGCGATGCTGTTGGGGGTGTTATTGAGTCGGCGGTCACCGACACGACGGATCAGCAGCGGGCGGACTTGGCGGGCCGCCTTGTCAGCCAGGCGCAGGTACTCGATCACCTGGAAGTCGCTCGCCGGCGCATCGAGCATGTTGCCGTCGCCCCAGAACACGCCCGGGTAATCGGGGTAGGTCTGCGACACGGAGAACCGCGCTTTATCCAACTCGGCGCGGATCGCCGATGGCAACGGCACGCCCTCCTTGTCGACGGGAATAGGACCGAGGCCCAGCAATGCGCCGGACGCGACACGCATCGGGCTGTCGGCAATGCTCACCGCCGCGTCGGCCAAACGGCCAGCCAACACGCCCAGGTCATTGCCATGCAGTTGCGGCACGACCAACACACGCGGCGCGGCCAGGTCAGCGGTGAGCGTCTTCTGCTCGAGCAGGTATTCCGCCCAGGTCTGCAGGGCAGTGATGCCGACACTCGCCGCCATCACGAAAGCGCGACGGCCGTAGGTGTTGTTCAACGCGATGGCCGCGTCATGCATGACCGACAGTTCAGCTTTGGCCGTCACTGGTGTGGTGATGACCACGGCCTCGACGGAAAAGCCTTGCTGCTGGGCCTTATCCAGAGCTTCGGACCAATCGCCATCGGCAGCGATTGGAGCTGCCAGGCACGCCCAGCGATCGCCGCCATTCAGGCGGGCAGCGGCGACTTGGGTTTTCAGGTCGCTGGCCGGAATGCCCAGGGCGCCGTCGAGGTCGCTGTCGGTATTCAGGGGGAGCAACTGACCGACGTTTTTGGCGCCGGTACCGATGAAAAGGAAATAGCGTTCGATCTCAGTCACGGCACCCTGGCCCAGATTGAGATTGTTAACGCTGACTTTGCCGAGTGCCATGCAGTGCCTCGCTAGCGGGGAGAATTAAGGATTTGTTGGAGCACCTGGTTCAGCAGCAAGCCAGTCTCTCGTTCGGTGTTGACGCCGATGAACTGGCGCTTGGGCAAGGTGATGTCCCAGCTCTGCGCGCCGCTGCTCTCGGCTTTTTCATCGTCCAAAATGCGGATCAGCAGCCCCCCTTTGGCGTAGTTCACATGCTCTTGAATCCAGGCCACTGACGGTCTGGAAAGGGTTTTCTTGCCTTCCTGGCGAACCTTGAAGCCGAGACGACGCAGGCGCTTGGCCTGCTTTTCCGTGGCGGCCAGACCGGCCGGAACGTTGTTCCAACGCTTCATCTGGCCGGCGGTGCGTCGCTCGCTGACGCCGTTGTGTTGCTGCGCCGCGACCCAACTGGTCAGGGCATTTTTCCAGCCAAGTTCGGCTTCATCAGCGCTCACACGGGTGACCTGCATCAGCTTGGCCAGCCCCGCTTCCATCTTCTTCTTGCCCTTGCCCGTACCCTTGCGCGCCTCGAACGGCGAGCCGTCCAGGTTCTGCTGATCACGCACACGCTTGCGGCCCATCGTCCGCACACGCTTGGTCACGTTGTTCAGCAAACGTCGGCGCAACTGCGGCGGCAGGCTCATCAACGCCAGTTGTTCGCGCACGCCCAGATAGCCCCGGGCGTCGAGTTCGAAGGTGCTACGACCGGCCATGGCTCGACACCTCGCCGTGTTCGGCGACCCACAGGTCAAACGGCACAAAGGACCAGGTCTTGTTGAAGGCCACGATCTCACCGGCCGGATCCTCAGCCAGGTACTGCGGCTCGATGAATTCGAGGGTGATATCGACGTCGGCCAGGTCGTTGTCGAGCATGGTGATGTCGAACTTCGCCGCCGGCAGATCGTCGCGTTCCTGGTCGTTGCCCTCGAGCCAACTGCCCACCAATGCCATCAAGCGCCCCGGGTGATCGGCGAAACGCTCCAGGGCGATCGTGGCGCTGTAACGCATGTCACCCATGCGCATACCGCCGACGTCGGGCTTCCAGATCAGTTCGAGATTCACCTGGTCAGTCCAGCTGTCGAGCTGTTCCGGCAGCACCAGGCGCCGCTCGATCAGGTAGGTGGTGAGGGCGCGCAGTTTGATCACAGCAGTGCCGCCGTGATGCGGCCACGACCCTGCAGCGAGCGGACGGCCTGTTGGCTGAATTCGAGGAAGGCTTCGCCACGCTCGGGCAGTTCTTTGCCGGTGTTTTCTGCACTTTCACGGCGGGTGACCGTAGCGAACTGGGTCAACAGGCTGGCCTTGGCGCGGCAGTACACGGCGCGCTTGTACGTCGCTACGTGAAATGTGCGCTCGGGCAGCACCGTGGTGTCCGCAGATTCCACGGTGGTGACGCCGACGTTCTGCCATTGGCCTTTGCGCTTGGCCAGATCGCGATTGACCTCGGTCATTGCCGTGGTCAGTTCAGCGGCCAGCATGTCTACCAAGTACTCCGCCGGCAGGCGGTAACCCTTCTGGAACTCGGCCACGGAGAGGTCCGGCCAGAAGCCGTCGTTCTCGATCGCCTGTTCCACAAAGGTCGTGGGTTTCCCGGAAAAGCTCATTGCTGGGCACTCGAATAGGGGCGGGAAAACTGTTTCAGTGGGTCAGGGCCATAAATGGTTGGCTCACATCCACAGTTTCTCGCCGGGGGGGTAGTCGGATTATTCGGCGGCTTGGGTAGCCAGTTCTTTTGCCAGGGCCTTGCGAGCGCCCTCCAGGCGTGTGCCTACACCAACAGCGGCGTGCAGTTCAGTGGCGCGCTCAAAGTGCGTGATGGCCTTCGTCCACTCCCTGGCGTCCAGGGCGCGAATCCCAAGCAACTTGTGGTACTTGGCCGGGATCTGCTCGGTGAGCTGCCATTCACCATCGACACGCGGCAGCAGGTCGGACACATACGGTTCCGGGCTGCGACCGGCCTTCTGCTCGGCCTCGGCCCACTCGATCACTGCATCAGCGACAAAGGTCGGCACGTCGCGCTTGAAGCGCTCAGGCATTGGCTGGTTTTGCTCCATGGCGAAGTTCGCCAGATCCAGGCCCGCTTCGAATTGCACCGTGTCGAACAGCCAAACCAAAACCTGCATCACCACCGAGTTCGGGAAACTCAATCCGGAATCGCGGTAGCGCTGTACGTAGTCCTGGTACTTGGGCAGCAGCTCGTCACGCTTGAGCTGCTGACGCAGTTCGCGACTGTTGATCGCACTGACGCGCTCCAGGTCCTGGGCCAGCGCGTCTTCCATCAACTTCAGGTGCTTCTTGGCGTTGGCTGGGCTGGACAGCGCGGTGGCGGATGAATACACCACCGCTTCGGCACCGGCGCGTGCAGCAGCTGCCGGGCCTTCGGCTTGAACGCGGCGCTTGTGCGCCAGTGCCAGGCTCATCAGATCAACTCCACGTTTTCAGCGGCCGCGAATTTTTCCAGCTGCTCGATCACGTAGCCTTCGTTTCGGCCGTTGTAATCCTCGACGCGGGAGCGCTTCGGGTTTTCGATCAGGTGACGACGCCAGCTGCTGTCCTGGAAGTAGATCGACAGATTGTCCCAGCTGGTGACGACCACGGCGTTGACCGGGAAATGCGGCACGGTGAAGGTCGGCAGACCGCCATAGGTCGCGATGACCTGGGCGCTTTCGATGCGCTCCTTCTCGGTCGGTTTGCCGGCCTGGTTGGAATACAGCTTGGCCTTGTCGGCAGCCAGCAGATCACTGCCGACGATCGCTACCAGGTCGCCGCCATCACGGAAGACGGAGCTGATCATCTGCTTGGTGTCGTGCACCAGGGCGTCGAGGTTCTCGTAATCGCCGCCGGCGCCGAGCTTAATTTTCCCAGCCGTGGCGCCTTCGTGCAGGACCTGCTCGGGAATCTGCTCGCGGGCCAGTTGCAGCCAACCCTTGTTCACGTCCTGTAGCATCGGGTAGGTGGCCAGATTGGTCTGTGCTGCAGCGTGAGTGCCGTGCCAGCCAATCATGATGCGATCCAGGGCGATCTGTTTCTGCACCGCTGCCGAGTAGCGATCGGCGAAGTCCGGGAATTTCGCCCAACTGTCGATTTTGGCGAATGGCAGACCGACGTCCGACTCAGTGGCGAACAGCTCGTAGCCCTCGCCAGTCAGGTCGGAAACGTCCTTGGCTTCGCGATCGGTGGTCTTGGTGTTGGTGCGGCTGGTGACTGGACCGTTCACACCGAACATGACCTTTTCGCCCTTGATCTCAGTGACCGGTACGACGTTGATGCGCTCGAGGAAATCGGCGCGCTCGGTGATCTTGTCGTTCAGTTCCTGGGCGATGCTCGGCTCGACGTTGAACTGGCGAGTTACATCAACGCCGTAGGTCTCACCGATTGCCAAGCACAGGGCGGAGTATTGCAGTAAGGCGCGGTTGGACAGAGATTTCTGGCTCATATCACAGCACCCGCTTTTTGGTTTTGTCGGCCGGGCCAGTGGTGCGCGGGACCTGGCGAGTGCTGACGGTGTTGAACGCCTTGCTCAGCAGCTTCTCGATGCTGGCCAGACGCTTGTCCGTGTCGCCGCCTTTACGGGCGAACTCGCGGTCGGTCTCGACCTGGTCAACGATGTCCTTCACAGCGGATTCAACATCGTCGACTTCGTCAACGATCGGATCCACGACCTCTTCGGTGACGGGTTCGATCACGGTCTGAATGCCTGCAGCAACAAGCAACAGCTGCTCCAGCAGTGCCTTCAGCGCCTTGGCTGTAGCTTCATCCATTGGGGGTTTGCTCTCGGTTGGGGTTTGCGGGGATGCGGGGGTTTCTTCGGCGCCGAAGCGCTTGAGCAGCCCCGCGAACAACGCGACAAACTTGTTCAACTCGCCTTGCGGCGGGTCGTCGCGTAGCGGGCCAAGTTCGTGGGAGGCGGCGAAATACGCGGCCTTGCTAGTCTTGTTCGAAAAGTAGAGTTCCTGAGTGCCCAGGCTAGCGGGTTGATCAGTGACCCCGAGGCCGGTCAGGTAAGCTTTGCCGGTGTTCGCGAAGTTGGGGGTGATCTCGATGCTGGTGAACAGCTTTTCGCCCTGGTCGTTGAGCCACAGCAATTTGTTGTTGGGCTTCAACTGAGCCTCGAGGGCAATCTGCCCCGGGGCCAGATCGTCGCCCTCTTCCACTAGGCGTACCGCGAAGACGGTGCCGTGCGAACCTGGCCAGCGTTCGTGGTCGCACCAGATCACAGCGGTATAAAGGGACGGCTTGTAGGTATCAGCGATATCACGCAGTTCCTGGGGAAGGATCTCGCGACCATCTACGGTCGGGCCGCTGGTGGCGACACGTTTCCAGAACGAAACAAGGGAACGGGGCATGGGCGATAACTGCGCTCAATCGGTGATTTGAGCCGCCACAATAGGGAGCCAACGAGCCCCAAACAAACGGTTAGCTTCCGCGTAATTCCTATTTTCACGAAATCGGATGAACACGGATTTTAACCCCGCGTTTCCAGCGTTTTCGCCGCATAGACTGCGGCCATGCCATACGCCCCCGAACTAAAAGAAGCCGCCAAACGCCTCTATTTACGCCGCTGCAAGCCGCGTGAAATTCAGGCGCAATTGTCCCTGCCCAACATCCGGATCGTTTACTACTGGATCCGCCAGGGTGAGTGGGACGACATGCTGTCGGATGAAGAACCGCTGACAGCCGTTGGCCGGCGGATCACCCTCATCCTGGACAAAGCCACGTCGCTGACGAAGGGCGACCTGGACGAACTCGACCGATTGACCACCGTTCGCGATCGGCTATTGAAGCAATCCGCAAAACCGGCACCGGCGCCGATCGGCGATCCACCGGCGGACGATGGTCAGCGCCGAGAAGGACAGCGCAGCGAGCGTCGGGACCGAGGCGATCGCGGCGACAAGGGTGGGAAGAAGCGCGAGAAGAAGGCCAAAAACGAAGTCGGCGACCTGACGGAAGTGGACTTTCTCGACAAGTTCATCAGCAAGATGTACGGCTACCAGAAAGAGCTGTTCGCCGCCAAACAGAACCCGCTGACCAGTCGAATCAGGAACATCCTCAAAAGTCGCCAGGTGGGCCTGACGTACTACTTCGCCGGCGAAGCGTTCATGGACGCCGTGCTGACTGGTGACAACCAAATTTTCCTGTCGGCCAGCCGCGCGCAGTCCGAGATCTTTCGCAGCTATATCGTGTCGTTCGCTCAAGAGTGGTTCGGCCTGGAACTGACCGGTAACCCGATAGTGCTGAGCAAGGACGGCAAGCCATGGGCCGAGCTGCGCTTTCTCAGCACCAACAGCAGCACCGCTCAGGGGCACCATGGTCACGTCTACGTCGACGAGTACTTCTGGATCCGCGACTTCGAGAAACTGAATACCGTCGCCAGTGCCATGGCCACCCACAAGAAGTGGCGTAAGACCTACTTTTCAACGCCCAGCGCGGTGTCGCACCAGGCGTACCCGTTCTGGACCGGCGAGAAATTCCGTAACAGCAAACGTAAAAACGCCAAGGATCCGTGGCCGAGCGAGGCCCAAGCGGCAGCTGGCTCGCTGTGCCCGGACGGCCAATGGCGCAAGGTCATCACGATCCTTGATGCCATCGCCGGCGGTTGCGATCTGTTCGACCTCGAGCAGCTGCAGCTGGAGTACGACGAGGACAAGTTTCAGCAGCTGTTCATGTGCAAGTTCATCGACAGCACGCAGAGCGCCTTTTCGCTGGTCGACCTCGAGCGTTGCTACTCCGACTTGTCGTTGTGGACCGACTACGACCCGGACGATCCGCGCCCATTCGGCAACAGCCCGGTGTGGATTGGCTACGACCCGAGCCGCACCCGCGACGATGCCAGCTGCGTGGTTATCGCCCCGCCGCTCGAGGACGGTGGCAAGTTCCGGATCCTGGAGAAACACAGCTGGCGTGGGCAGTCGTTCAAGTACCAGGCCGAGCAGGTAAAGAAACTCACCGAGCGCTTCAACGTCCAGCACATCGGCATCGATACCACTGGCATCGGTTACGGCGTGTTCGACCTGGTGCGCGACTTCTACCCGCGTGCGACCTCGATCCACTACAGCCTCGAAACCAAAAACACCCTGGTGCTCAAGGCGCAGGACACGATTCAGGGCAGCCGGATCGAGTGGGACGCCGGCTGGAACGACATCGCTCAGGCGTTCCTGACGATCAAGCGTGGCACCACTGGTGGTGGCCAGGTCACTTACAGCGCATCGCGCACCGACGCCTCCGGTCATGCCGATATCGCCTGGGCAATCATGCACGCCCTGGCCCACGAACCCCTTAACACCAACAAACAGCGGCGCAGCCGCTACACACTCAGCGGACCAAGCACCCATGGGCAAACCAGCAAAAAACCAGCCGCAAAAACCAGCACCAGGTCCGATGCGGGCATTTTCATTTGGTGCGCCGGAACAGGTACTGACCGAGAACATCGGGCATTACCTGGGCGTGTTCGCCACCCACGACGGCAAGACCTACACGCCGCCGGTGTCACGCCAAGGCCTGGCCAAGCTGCTGCGCGCCAACGCTCACCACGGCGCCATTCCCGGCTTCAAGCGCAACCTGCTGCTGCGTGAGTTCATTGCCTCAGAGGGCTGCTCGGTCCAGACCATGAGCCGAGCCGGGTTGGATTTCATGGTGTTCGGCGAGTCGTACTTTCTGCGCAACCGCAATGCGTTCGGCCAGGTGCTGGAAATGGAACACCTGCCGACGATCAACATGCGGGTCAGGGTGGGTGGCGGGTTTGTGATGCTGCTGCCGGACGGCAAAGAAGTGGCATTCGAAGAGGATGAAGTCGAGCACGTCATGAACTACGACGTGGAACAGAACATCTACGGCGTGCCCGACTACCTGGGCGGCATGCAGGCGCTGTTGCTCAATGAGGCCGCTACCCTCTTCCGCCGCCGCTACTACAGCAACGGCGCACACGCGGGTTACATCTTCTACACCAACGACCCGAACCTGACCGAGGAGGACGAAGAGTCCCTGCGTGATCAGATCAGCGCGAGCAAGGGCGTGGGTAACTTCCGATCGATGTTCGTGAACATCCCGGGCGGTGCCGAGAAGGCGATTCAGATCATTCCGGTCGGTGACTTTCAGGCCAAGGACGAGCTGGAGAAGGTCAAGAACATCACCCGCAACGACGTGATCGCCGCGTGGCGCATGAACCCCGCGCTAGCCGGCATCATCCCGGAAAACAGCGGCGGCTTTGGCGACATCGAAAAGATCGATCGGGTGTACACCAGTAACGAGATCCGGCCGATCTGTCAGCTGTTCAACCAGTTGAATGACACACTACGCGAAGACAGGCGATTTACCTGGAAGAAACAAGATGAAGCAGTTGATTCCACTACATCTAGTGCATAGCTAAGAGATTGACACTATTTATTGTGGCAAAATAGTGGCGATTGGCTGCCCTGGGGAGGGACACAATGCGAGTTATCTGCAAGTGCGGACACAAAGGCCGGATCGGTAAACGGGATCAACTGTCGACAGATTTCGTGAAGCTCTACTGCCAATGCCTAGACACGACCTGTGGGCACACCTGGGTGGCACATCTGACGTACTCACACACGCTCAGCCCATCCGCGCAGACGTTCGACCGGATGTTGTTTGACCGTTTGAGAGACATGCCCAGGGCAGAACAGCGGGAGTTGTTCGAGCAGCTGGGGGCGGCATAGATCGAGGCTGAAACGCCGGCCATATCAGGGCCGGCGATCGCGTTACACCGATAGAACTGCTCGATGCTTCACTGGAAGAAAATCAACTGGCTACTGGTTCCTCTGGCTGGGTTGCCAGGACCTCGGAAAGCCGGCGGAGTTGAAGTTGCTCCTGTTCACTCAACTGCCGGTAAAGGCCAATCAGACGACGTTCAATTTTGGTCAGGCCAAGCCATTCGAATTCAGTGATTCCCGCGCAGATGCGCTCGTTGTTCATGCGATCCAACATGCTTACTACTCCATAAAGTGCATTGCTGAATCGACGTTATCGGAGGCGGGAGTTGGCTTTAGAACGAGGGGGCGACCAATGACGCACATGCTTTGTTACAAGTTAATTCGATCCTTTGGCGGCGTCATCGGCCATGGCTTTCAGGAAACGACGGATCGCTTCCTGGTCGAATGGCGTGATGCTTCTGTATTGCTTGATCAATTTCTCTTCTTCTGGAGAAAACAGTTGCCCAAGCGGCGTGGAACGCCGGCCAGTCAGCACAAACGCCGCATCTACACCGCACTCTTCAAGTGCCGCCACATAGCGAAGGTCGAGCGAATTCGCCCCCAGTTCATAGTTTTTTTGGGTCCCCCGACTCACCCCAAGAAGCACTCCAAACTCTGTTTGATTTAATCCTAAGCGCTCGCGCTCTTCCCTCAGGCGTTCACCTACTTGATCCGCTATGAGCATTTTTTTATTCACCATCATTGACTTGATCAATTTTTTGACCAAGAATCACCACAGACAAACGTAAACAACCACAAACGAACAGAGCAAACACTATGCCCGCCACTGTTACGCCCGAGCAAGCCCGCGCTGATCTGGATCGCAGAGGAATAAGCATTGCGGAATTCAGCCGGAAATATGGACTGAACAAAAATTTAGTCAGCGACCTATTGAACGGTCGGATCAAAGGTCGCCGTGGGGAGGCACATCGCGCCGCCGTACTACTCGGTATCAAAGACGGCGTAATCGAACAGTAACGGCACTGGGCCACAGGAAAAAGCAGAACATGAAAAGCTCAGTTCTAAAGACTCGGCGTCAGGTAGTCAGCGCAATCATCTGCGCCTACCCAGGCGGACGCGAATGCGCAGCAGCTCGCATCGGTCTGTCACTCAAAAAGTTCGATAACCACGCCTACGAGAACAACAACAGCCGCCCGTTAACCGACGCGCAGATCTATCAGCTTGAGCTTGAGGCCGGAACGACCTTTTTACCGGAATACATCGCAGCCATGTACAGCGGCATGTTCGTTCCTGTCGTTGAGCCTGAATCGTTGGATAACGTTGAAATGTACGCCCGGTGTGTAGAGGCAGCGGCCAAGAAGGGCACCGTCGACCAGATCATTGCGAAGGCACTGGAGGACGGCACAATCAACGACGCGGAGGCGGAAGCAATCCTTCAAGCCGACACCCTGCATCTGGCTGCCAGGCACGCCGAAGTACTCGCACTCATTCAACTGCATGCTTCGAAAGCGGGGAAATTCAAATGACTCAGTTGCCTGCAGTACAGGAATATCAGGACGTGCTCAAAGCAGCCGCGCTCGTTTTTTTGGAGCGTCACCACTGCGAACACCTGGGCGACGATCAGCAGTTGTTCGACCGCGCCGTGCAGCACCTGGTCAGCGACTACGACGTGCAGACACAGACCGCTGAAAAACTGGTGCATTTGGCCTGCAGCGATATGACCGCAGTTCGCGATCGGCAGCGCCTGGACATCGTCAGCAGTACATCGACACACACCGTCATCATCGACCCGGCCACCGGCAACGCGTGGGCCGTCCCTGTCAGCTTGATCTACGAACGCATTCTCAACGCACCGGACAACGGCCGTTTCCGCGTAGCCGCACCGTAACTCCCAACCAATAAATCCGCCTGCCCCACCCCCGTGGGTTTGGGTGAGCTGCGCCCGAAATTGAGGTTTGACGATGGAAAACGCCATGAACATCAACGCAAAACTGACGCCCGATCAGGCTCAAGCGCTCTTGGCCAACCTGCGCGAGCAATACCGTCTCAGCCTCAATGACCTCTGGTACGCAGACCAGTACCGCCTGATTCCCGATGGCCTGCGCCACGGATCGATTCTTGCCAACAGCCCTGTAATGGCCGCTCAGAAACACCTGATCGGCGCCCTTACCCAAAGCCTCGGCCTCAGCCTTAAAGCAGCGAAAAAATCATGATGAATGAAGATATCCGAACTCAAGTACTTCAGCGGCTGGAAGACGACTTCGGCCTGAAGTTACGTGTAGGCACGAACTACATGCGAGGCGGCGTTTGCCCTGCCTGCAACAAGAAAGAGCTATATGCCCGTCACGACAAGCCATGGCAGATCCGCTGTGGTCGCCCGGAGCGCTGCGGTCATATCGAACACGTCAAAGCAATCTATGAGGACCTGTTCGAGGATTGGAGCAAGCGAGCGCCGGCAACGGACAACGACCCGACCGTAACGGCCCGTGCGTACTTGGAATTCGCCCGGGGCTTGAACGTCGGAAATATGACCGGTTGGTTTACCCAAGAGAACTACGTCAACCACGAAACGAATGAGTCCAGTGCGACGATTCGATTCACCCTGCCGAACGGCGGCTATTGGGAACGCCTGATCGATCGCCCTGCCCGCTTCGGCAAGATGAAGGCTCGTTTCAAACCCAAATACAGCGCACAGGGTGAATGGTGGTGCCCGCCGACTGTGGACCTGGCCAGCGTCAAAGAGCTGTGGATAGTCGAGGGCATCTTTGACGCCATTGCCCTAGTGCAAAACGTCGTCGATGCGGTGTCAGCCATGTCGAGTGTGAACTTCCCGATCGAAGCTTTGAAGCAGTTGCTCGAGCAGCGTCCGGGCAATCTGCCCACTCTGGTCTGGGG